CGACGAGCTGTCGCGGTCCTTCGGCGATGAAGCGGAACGCGCTGCGGTGGTCGAGGATCAGCTCGCGCTCACCGACCGAGCCCGAGATCGCACGCGTTCCGGGAGGCATACGCACCTCCATGAACGTGTCGATTCGCCGATCGTCGGAGTTTCGCATGATGAAGTAACTCGCGGTGTGGACGATACGACACGCCACGGAACCCGCGCATCGCTTCCTCAGACGGCGGAGCGTTCGCGATCTGTTCGCGAAGGAGCTCGGCCTGCGTACGCGCCTCGTCGCTGCCGCGCCCGGTGCGCAGGTACTCGTTCAGCTCGCGTGCGCCAGCGTCCTTCACATAATGGTCGTGAGCAGCAGACAGCTCGTCCTCCCACCGCATCGCCTCGACGTGGCGTTCCTCGATGTAGTCCAGCGCGTGACCGATGTCTACGATCGGCGCACCGGTCTCTTCGTCGGTACCGGCCTCGGTACTGTACGGTTCGTCCCATGCTGGCGGGTAGTCGTGCAGCGTCTCGATCGGCGAGGGCGCAGCGGGCTCTTCCGCCAACATCTCTTCGATAGCGCTCTGCTCCTCCGTCGTCGGAGTGGCGTCGGGCTCCGTCTGCTGCTCCTCGACGTCACCGACCTGCGCAGCCTCGCTCTCCTCGGCCTCGGTCGGGTAGCCGAGCACCTCTTCGCGCAGTTCGCTGAGCGTGACGACCTGACCGTTCTGGTTGATGAGGTCGGCCGTCGTGATGACTTCGCTGCGCCAGAGCTCGGCGCGGCCTTCGCCGAGGATGTCGTTCTGCTGCTCGGGAGTCAGCGTCTCGAGCCAGTCGTCGAACTTGTCGATGTCCTTGCCGCCGTCTGCGTAGGGAATGTCATGTCCGATCGGCTCACCATCCATGTCCCAGAGTTTGCCGGCGCGCTCAGCGCACTCGATGCAGACCTTGGGATCCAGGATGGCGTGCCATTTCAGCGCATTGACTCCGTTCGCTGCCATGGTGGCGCGCCTGCCCGCATCCGCAGCGGAGTGGACAGTCGCGTCGCCGACGCCCCGAACCTTTCGGATGGCGTCATCTATGACACCGTTCCGCAAGTCTTTGCCAGTGCCGAGTACGCGCTCGACGACTTCCTTGCCCGACTGCCCGGCCTCGGCAGCGAGACGAATCTCTGCGGTCATGCGATCCATGAGCCGCTGCGCCTGTACCGCGAACGTTTCGTCGAGCGTCCTACCCATCAGCGTGAAGTTCGATGCGGTGCGCGCGACGAGTGCTTCGCCGGCCACCGTGGGGAACGCGCTCGCGCGTGCGGCGAACTTCGCCTCGATCGGCATGAGCTGTCGCACTGCGCCGACCTTGCGCGCCGCGATCGCCGAAGTCGGCCGTCCCCATGGCGCTCTTGATCTTGCGCGCCATGGTGCGCAGGTCTACGGTCGAAGACGCGTTGAGCCCGTTCGCCACGCGAATGAGGCGCAGCGCGTGCTCGACGTACTTCTGCGTGACGGTCTTGGCCACGGCTCACCTCACTGCTGCGGCGGAACGACAGGCTTCGCGCCCGGTGCCGGAGTCTTCGGCTTGCCAGTGAGCGGATCGATGTCGTCGACGACCGGCTTCGCGCCGGGTTGCGGTGCGACGGGCTCGTCGTTCGCGACACGCTCCTGCTCGTCCTCCCACTCCAGCTCCTCGCTGAGGATGCCTCGGCGCTGCGCCTCGCCGAACGTGCTCTGGGACGATACGATGCCGCGATTGTTCAGGTCCATGACGATCTTCATCGACTCCAGCGGCGCAGCGTCCGGCTCGAGATTCGCGACGAGCTCGACGGTGCCGCCGGAGGTCTCGTTGCGGTACTTCGCCACCGTGTCCAGCAGCGAGCCGATCGTGGTCTCGAGGTCGTTGACGAACGCGCCGAGCGGCGAGTTCTCACGCGCGGCCTCCTCGCTGCTCTGCGTGGCGGTCTTCGTGCCAGCCGGGTTGACGAGGAGCTTGGCACCGGCCTCGCGCATCTCGTCCTTCAGGCTCTCGAGCGAATCGCGTCCGGACTTGATCGCCGCGCCAGTGTGTTCCACGAACTGGAGCTTGCCGTCATGCGGGAGCTTGATCGCGCTCTTCGCACCGATGGTGATCTGCGCATCGTCATCCATTCCCATGGCCACCAGGATGGGGACGCTCGCGATCTCGAGCAGCGAGTCGTTCGACGACTGCTGGCACCAGTGCTTCACGTTGAGGTATGCGAGCTCGCGCAGCAGCGGCTCGGCGGTCATGAACCCGGTTCGCTTCGCATAGAGCGTGACCAGCGCGATCTCGCCGAGCTCGTTGGGAATGCGCTCGGCCTCCTGCCACCGGAACTTCCCTTGCGCGTCCTTGATCTTCTCGTACGTGGCGATGTCGGCGCGCGTGTAGACGCGAATCTGCTCGACGTCTGTGACACCGAACTCGCCGTCCTCGACTCGCTTCGTGAAGCGAACGCGGAGCTGAGTGAGTACGCCGCGCTCCTCGCGCCAGCCGACGATTCGCTTCGCGCTCACGTGGACGAGGTACGGGCGGAGCTTCGCCTTTCGCTGCTCCTCCAGCGTACGCACGTCGCCGCGCGGCGGAGCCTCGACGAGCGCGTGCGAGAGCCCGTACGCCATGGCGTCGCGCGCCCATGTCTTGCAGAAGTCATTGAGCGATCTCTTCTGCATGTCCACGTCGTCGAGCACTTCCTCGACGATCCACGATGGCACGTCCTCCTTCGGCTTGATCGGCTCGAAGAACGCGCGGCCGATGAGCGCCTTCAGCGTCTCCTCGAACGCGGGGAACAGAGTGGACGTGGACAGCCGCGCCTCGTAGTCCTTGGGGTCTTCGAGCGTGCGTCGCGGCAGGAACAACTCACCAGCGGCGCGCATGGCCGGCGTACCGCCGAGCAGTGCGTCGATGATCGGCCATTCTTTGGCCATCGCGTCGACTTCGGCGATGGGCGTCTCGATCGGGTGGCGTGATTGCGCAGTGCTCATGACTTGTCTCCGTTGATGGCGTACTCGATGAGTTGATGGGCGAGCCACAACGCGTCCCTTCTCGCCATGGCGGATGACCTCACCAGCAGCGAGCCGTCGTCCAGTGTTCCAACGACGATGACCTCCTTCAGCTCCCCGTTGTCAGCGAACTGGAGAGCTGAGTGCAGAGCTTGCTCTGGCGAGAACGACGTACTCGCGGGCAGGTGCGCGACGTTGTTCATGGCTCAACCTCTCAGGCTGGAAACGGACGTGGTTCGCTTGCGTGCGAGCACGCGGTAGCGCGTGTCGTCGTAGACGTGGTCCTCGGAATCGCTGTCGATGTCGTCGGGGTCGTCTTCGTCGCGTGGCAACGTGGGAAGGAGCGAAGTAGCGGCGCGACAATGGTCCATGAGCATCAACTGGAACCCTTGTTTCCGCGAACCGGGTCGCTTGTCACTGTCGTTCCACTTGACTCCCTCGCGCTCCATCTTCGTCTTGATGCTCGGGACGCTCGACTCCCTACGCTCGCCGATCTGGTTGTCGGCGGGGCCGGGATGCACGGTGCCGGTGATCCACTGGCCGGCGCGTAGTTCGGCCTCGCGCTTCTTGATGCCTCGCGCGATGCTCTTCGCGCTGAGCTTGAGGCCCGTGTTCGTGCCGATGTCGGCGCTGCCGTACCATTCATGGATGCGAATGAGCGTGCCGCGCGGTGTGTGTGGATCCCCAGTCAAACGAGCGATCCACGCGCCACGACGACGGGACCTTGAAGCGAGGCACGATGTGGACGGTATCGTCCCAGACGTCGTCGAACGCGCCACCGGCCACGATGTTCCAATCGCCCCAGAGCCACGCGCGACGCTTGTTGTTCTCGGTGATGTTCTCGAGCTCGGCGATGTACTCGGGCGCGAGGTACCTGTTCTCCTTGTACGAGCCGAAGAGTCGAACCTGTGTCTTGGTCACCGACTCCCTGCGTTGCGTTCGCGGGTTGAATACGTTCGTGGTCTTGCGCACGACGCGGCCCGGCGGAGCAACGTCGATGAACCTACGCTTGATCCAATTGTGGCCGGGACCGTAAGGGTTAGTCGTCGCGAACACTTCGAGCGGAATATCCGGCAGCAGTGAGCCGTCTTCGCGCGGGTGGTCGCGCGGTATGAACGACGTACGATTGCACGACATCATCAGGTCGAACAGTTCGCTCGTCGGGTACTTCGACAGTTCGTTCCAGCCGATGAACGGAAACTCGTGGCCGTGATAGATCCAGTAATCCTGCTGTCGCTTGATGTGTCGGAAGACCAGCGTCTCACCTCCCGGCCATCGCCATTGGAACGAACCACTGCCACCGGTGAACCGAGCTCCGTCGCCCAGACCGCTGAACCAGCGAATCGACTTCGCGACGATGTCAGCGAGGTTCTTGTACTCGCGGTCGAAGATGACACCATTCCAGAACGCGCCGTATCCCATGCCGACACGCGTGCGAAACCGCATGAGCTGAGCATCTGTCTTACCCGGTCCACGTGTACCTTCGTAGAGCACGACGTTCGCAGGACACGACAACGCAAGCGTCTGTGAGCCGGGCAGCGGCTTCCAAACGGTGTGTTCCTCGGCGACGACGGTGTTCATTCGCGCACTAGAGCCTTGAGTCGCGTCTGCTGGTCGCTCGCGAGTCGCTCCCATTCGTCGACGTCGAGCATGGCGGGGACGCGAATGACACCACCGACACCGTTCTTCCCGTTCGGGTTCTTGACTTTACCGTTCTCCGGCTTGAGCTTGAAGATGGCGGCGAGCTCGCGCAGCGCGGCGACGCGCCCGCTGTCGTACGCACTGTTCGCAACGGCAGCGAGATTCGCGACGATGCGGTTCGGTGTGATCAGGTCCTCGAGCTTCGCTTCGTCGATGCGACGGTTGATCTCGAGGTTGACGCGTTGCTCGCCGAGCGCTCGCTTCGCCCATGCGCGGGAGTTCAACCGCGCGACGCCGGCGCGAATGGCCGCTGCGCGTGCGTTGAAGTCGCGCAGGTACTCGTTGACGAAGCGCTCCTCCTGCGCGGTCAACGCAGGCTCAGGCGCAGCGACGTCTATTGAGCGCGAAGGCTTCTTCGCACTCGCGGGCGATTGCTTGGCAGTGCGTCGGGACACGGGTTGGCTCCTGGATGCAGCGCGGCGCGCGACGCAGGTCGCCAGCCAGGAACTGACGCGGAGGGAGGTCGCGCGCCGCGCTGCGGTCCGCACTGTAAGTCGCGTCACCGAGCACCGCAAGTCGCGCACGTCGCGCGGCGACTGTTACATCACCGATCGCAGCGCGGGGAGCGTGATCGCTTCGCCGACGTTGTCCCTTTGTGGAGGGATCTGCACGATTGCGCGTGCAGCGGAGCGCGACTCGGCGCGACACGTTTTGAGCCTCGGCGGGCGCAGATGTAACAGCAGATGTAACAGTCTCAAACCGCACAACGGCGGGAGCTAGAGGGTCGTCTGTTACATCTGTTACACCTGTTACACCTATTTAGATTAAGTAGAGGGAACAGTAAATGCACTCCTTAACTAATAGATTTGTCAAAGGTGTAACGTGTAACAGGTGTAACATCACTTTCCAAATTTCCCTTGTTTTAGGGATCAACGAGCGACTTTGCGACGGTTACACCTGTTACATCACATCGCTCGTTTTCAGCGCTCAGAGCCCGCGCACCGAGACCCGAGCTTCTCCGCAGTGAACGCCAAGTGCCTGTTCCAGCGGCAAAAACTTGCATTGGTCTGTGCGCGGCCTCCACTGCTAGGCTAGGCGGCCCCGAGTGTAACAACTGCCGACGCGACCGAGTCGGTCAGGAGCGAGCGCGTGCCAACGAAGAAGCCTGTCGCACTGAACCTGCGACGTATGCTGGAAGAGAAACTGCTGAGCAGCGGCATCAGCGCGAAGGACGGAGCCGCAATGAAGTGCGACGTTCGCAGCGCGGACAACGCACCGAGCGACATTCCCATCAAGGAGGCCGGGTTCATAATCCCGTACTTCGACATCCACGGGAAGCCGCTCAAGTTCTGGCGCTACCGCTACCTCATCGAGCCGAAGCCGAAAGGGTTCGCGGCGCTCACGAAGCGAAAGCCGCTGAAGTACGTGCAACCTCCGAAGAGCGAGGTTCGCATGTACCTGCCTCCGATCTTGGACTGGGCTGCTCTCGCGAAGGACTCGTCGGAGACCATCATCATCACCGAGGGCGAACTGAAAGCGTTCAGCGCCTGCGCGAACACGCCATACGCGTGCATCGGGCTCGGTGGCGTATGGAGCTTCAAGTCGAACTCGCGACACGAGCCAGTCATCCCCGACTTCGACGCGTTCAAGTGGGAGGGTCGCCCGGTCTACATCGTGTACGACAGCGACGCGGTCACGAACCCGAACGTCATGATGGCGGAGAACGCGCTCGCGCGCGTGCTGCTGTCACGTGGCGCAGAGCCGCACATCGTGCGACTGCCGGCACTGGCCGACGGTGCGAAGTGCGGCCTCGACGACTACCTCGTGGCGCACGGTGCCGAGCGACTGGAGGACCTGCTCGAGAAGTGCGAGACGTGGCGCAGTGCGAAGGAACTGCACAAGCTCAACGAGGAGGTCGTGTACGTGCGCGATCCCGGCCTCATCCTGCGCCTCGACAACCTGCAGAAGCTCAGCCCGCGCGCGTTCGTTGACCACGCGTTCGCGACCCGCATCTACTACGAAGAGGTCGTGGTCAAGAAGGACGTCAAGCTCATTCCCAAGAGCGCGCCCAAGGAGTGGATCACGTGGCCATCGCGCGCCGAAGTGCCGAAGATGTCCTACGAACCAGGACAGGAGCGAATCGACACCGAAGGCAACCTCAACCTCTGGCCGGGATGGGGATGCGAGCCCGTTCCCGGCGACGTGAGTCTGTGGACCGAGCTGCTGGACCACCTGTTCTCCGACAGTGGCGACGCGGGCGCGCGCGAATGGTTCGAACGATGGTGCGCGTACCCGATCCAGCATCCCGGCACGAAGATGTTCTCGTCGGCGGTTCTGTGGGGTCTCGCGCACGGTACAGGTAAGTCGTTCGTCGGCTACTCGCTGTTCAAGATCTACGGCGACAACGCAGTCGAGATCGCCGACGAAGACCTGCGAGGCTCGTTCAACGACTGGGCTGAGAACAGACAGTTCGTCATGGGAGAGGAGATCACCGGCGGCGACAAGCGCGGACAAGGCGACCGCATGAAAGGCATGATCACGCGGCAGAAGGTTCGCATCAACGCGAAGTTCGTGCCGGCGTACTCAGTGCGTGACTGCCTCAACTACCTGTTCACTTCGAACCATCCGGACAGTTTCTTCCTTGAGGACGAGGACCGCCGCTACTTCATCCACGAGGTGCGTGCGAAGCCGAAGCCGGCAGCGTTCTACAAGAGGTACGAGGACTGGATCGGGCGTGCTGGCACCGTGGGGCCGGGCGCGTCTGCGTTGTTTCACCACCTGTTGACGCTGCCGCTCGGCGACTTCAACCCGAGCGGCCCCGCGTTCCTGACTGCTGCGAAGGAGAACATGCTGAGCCTCGGACGCAGCGACCTCGCGACGTGGGTCTACACGCTCAAGCACGATCCCGACAGCGTGCTGAAGCTCGACAAGATGCCGCTGAAATGGTCGCTGCTGCGCGTGGAGGAGCTGCTGTCGCTGTACGATCCAGAGAACAAGGGTCGCGTGACCGGGAACGGTATGGCGCGCGAGCTGTCGCGACAAGGGTTCCGCAAGGTGGCCGGCGGCATCGGCGTGCGTACGCTCGCGGGACTGGTGAGGCTATGGGCTGTCCGTGACGTGGACGCGTTGACACGTGCCACGCCGGGCGAAATCGCAGACACGTACAACCGCGAACGCGGGTTGGTCAAGAAGAGGAGTAGTAGCAGTGAGCAAGAAAAAGCCAAGCAAGGAACAAAGCCCGTACGTGATCCTGGACGTGCATCGCAAAAGCACCGAGGTTGAGATTCGCGACGCGTACTACCGACTCGCGCGACGCTGGCATCCAGATCGCAAGCGCGGCGACACGGACATGTTCGTCATTATTTCGCAAGCCGACGACGCGATCAGGGCCGAGATGGACCGCTACAAACGCGCCGAGCGTATGAAGCTCAAGTGCGACCCGTGCTCGTGGTGCAGCGGGTCTGGAGTCGTGTGGGTCGGTAAGGGGTTCACGAACAAGAAGCCTTCTCGCTGCGAGCCGTGCGGCGGCGAAGGATACGTACCGAGGGCAGCACGATGAACACGATGCACTTGATCGGCGCGGACAGCGTGCAGCGAGCAGGACACGAAATAGCCTCAGGAGCGCAGAAGATGCGCGACGCTGCTCACCTCATCGACAGCTCGCTAGCCGCGCAGCGCCAATGGATGGAGGGCTGGTTGGAGCGGTACAGACAGATCACTGAAACAGGAGCAACGCAGAAATGAGCATTCGCAAGCAACACATCGGCACGAGGCGCGTCTACACCGCGTACCCGGACAGCGGCACGTACGCACCGCGTGAGTTCAGCACGCGCGCCGAAGCCGACGACTACCTGACGGTCGTGAGTGTGGCGGAGCGCATCCTGCTGTCGCCGAGCAACCTGTTGTCGCCGGACGCTGCGCTGAGCGTCGCGTACTCACTCATCGAGTGCTTCGTAATCTACGCCAAGAAGGAGCGGTCATGAGCGGCCACGTTCACATCACGTCGCAAGACGTTCGCGCGACATGGCGCTTACTCACGGTCAAGGTCGTCGTGCCGTGGGGCGCGAACCTGCGCGAGCAGTTGATAGTCGCCGCGCACATGTCCTCTAAGGTGTCCGTGGACGCGAGCGTGGCCGGTGTCGCCATGTCGGCGTTCGTTCACCACGAACGCACCGTGGAGACTCCAGAAGGAGTCTTCGCCGAATTCCTACTTACGGAGGCTCAGTCGTGAAGACCGTCGCAGTGTTGCCGTGTCCGTTCTGCTGCACGTCGCCCGTCGCCGAGCGCTACGACGGAGGCCTGTTCATCGGCTGCGAGACCGAGTCGTGCCCGGTGCAGCCGAGCGTCTGGGACTTCAAGGAAGACCAGGTCGTCGTTGACTGGAACACGAGAGCGGCGTACCGCGAGACGCTGACCACGCGCCGCGTCACCATCAAGGAGAAGACCAATGGCTGAGCGCTTCGTTCCCTATCAGCAGTGTGGCAACCCGGCGTGCTCCGAGTGCTGGTCAGTGCGCGACAACGTGCTCGACGGCATCGTGTGCGCGTGCGAGCTGCCGGTGGCGCGCACCATCTGTCGTCTGCTGAACCGCGAGTACGGTGCCAGCATCACGGACATCGGCGACAACGGTCGCCCCATCAACGGGAGTCACTGACGTGGACAAGTTCGAGACGAGGCACGTCATCGGCAAGAAAGTGCTGCTCCAGTGCGATGGCCACGGCAACGTCCGCATTTCGCGCTTGGACGGCGCGACGTTGTGGAACGTACAGGTGTTCGCCGACGGTGCCGAGATCAAGCTCACTTCGGCCAACGGACCCGACGATAGAGACTGGGTCGCTGCGCTGAGTGTCGAGCCTCACGTGTCGAACAGCGTCACGGTTCGCATGCTCACAAGCGCCGAGCACCTGCGCAAGAGCAAGGTGCGAACCACGAAGCTCGCAGTGAGCCCGAAGCCGAAGAGCAAGGAGGCGCGCCGTGTACTTCGATGACTCCGGCCTCAAAGGTTGCTTCACCGTACTGCTCGTGACCGCAATCGTGGGTCTGGTGGCCACCATGTTCGTGCTCGTGAAGCACGTATGGCCATGGCTCAAGACCATCATCCACGCGGCTACTGCGTAGCGATTGCACCGCTGCACGTACTCACGGGCGCGCATGGTAAAATTGGATGCGGTCGCCTTGACCGCACTAGGAGAACACGTCATGTCGCACAAAGAAACTTTCGGTGAGCTGTTCATGGAGTCGACGAGCGACATCAGCGGGCGCACGAAGAAGCCGAAGCAGTCGTGGCGGTGGCGCATCCGTGCGGCGAACAACCGCGTCATCGCGACCAGCGGTGAGTCGTTCGCGAGCAAGTCCAACGCGATGCGCGCGCTGACGAACGTGGTGCAGACCATCGGCGCGGTCGCGCGGCAGCCGACCACGGTCCCGAACGCGGTGCCGTTGTTCACGGTCGTCACGTTGTCCGAAGTCGGCGACGGCGCGACGGACGTGAGGTACGTCCCGTGTACCGCGTGACGATTCAGCGGCGGAAGGACCGCTGGTGCGTGGCGCTCTACCACGAAGGACACAAGATCTGGTCCGCCGTGAACGAGAACCTCGGCACCATCCTCGACGAGCTGAAGCACACGATCAAGGAGTTCGGGAGACTGACGTCATGACCGAAGTACAGACCGAAGCACTGCGCGACGACGAGCGGTTCCACCTCGCGAAGCAGCGCCTCGATGGAAGCATCGAGTACGTGAAGACCGCGATTCCGCTGAAGAACGCGATGTTCATGTTCAAGCAGTACGCCGGCGGCACGCTGACGCTCAGCGAGAAGTTCAACGCAGTCGCGATCTTCGACGAGGAGTACCGCATCGTCGCGGAGTACAGGCGCGGCGTCGGCATCACGTACCCGCCACAACCCAAGGAGAAGGCGTCATGAGTAGCGCGTGGATTGCGATGATCTGCTTCTTCGGCGACGGCTCGCCGCTCAACGACCGCTGCTTCGATGCGCAGTTCGTGGTGGACACGATCGTCGAGTGCCGCACGCTCGGCGAGGAAGTGCCGCTGAACATCAACACCGGCGTCGCCAATCCGGGCAACGGTGTCACGATCCTGTACGAAACCGCGTTCGACGGTAAGAGAACGGTCGTGGCGCATACGTCGTTCGAGTCGCGCGGCTACTCGTCGTTTCGCCCGAACGACGCGACCGTGTACACCATCGGCTCGGGCTCGTTCTACGACGGGTTCGAGGACTGCTCGTGCTTCACCAGACTGATCGGAGGCTGCCAGTGAGCCAGACCAAGCGACTGTCGTGCGCGCAACGCAACCTCGTCGTGGAGCTCGGCGCGCGCCGGGCGACGCGTACCGGGTTGAAGTTCTACAACCGAGCCGTTCTGGAATCGCTCGACCAGCGCGGTCTCGTCAAGACCGAGTTCAACGCGGCTGGTGTGCGCGAGTACTCGCTCACCGACGAAGGTCTCGCGGTCCATCGCGAGCTGACGACGATCAAGCCGGTGGTCTCCATCGGGGAGTACGTGGATGGCCAGATGGCCGCGCTCGCCGAGGAAGAGCGTGAGCGCGAGGAAGAGCAGGCTCAGCGCGCGGCGAGGCGGCAGCGATGAACATCTTCATGCTCGCCCGAGGACCCATCGCGTGCGCCCGCGCGCACTGCGACAAGCATGTCGTGAAGATGCCGCTGGAGTACGCGGAGATGCTCGCACTGGCGCACTGGCACCGCGAGATCGCCAGTGGCAAGGTCCAGCGCGTCGGCTACACCACCGACAGCGCGTGGCCGAAGATCGGCAAGCGACACCTCAA